TTATACTTGTCCGGGCGGGGTTAACGGAGCTATCGGGGATAACGGCTCTATATAAGCCTGGCTCCATGGCTCTACGGTTTCTGTATAATATTAAACAGAAACCTCCGGAGTCACGATCACATGACATTTCGCTTTCAAGCCAAATATGGATTGCTCACTTACGCTCAATCCGACGGTCTCGATCCACACCGAATTGTACAACTTCTGGGTGACTTGGGAGCCGAATGCATCGTTGGAAAAGAGCGTCATGCAGACGGCGGAACTCATTACCATGCTTTTTTCATGTTCAATCGGAAATTCTCAACGAGGAACGCCAGAGTATTTGATATCGACTCATATCATCCAAACATTCTCGGAGGCCGCAAGACTCCTGAACAAATGTACGATTATGCTACAAAGGACGGGGATGTCGTGGCCGGTGGTCTTGAACGTCCTGCAGGGCCACAGAGTAGCACCGATTCTGATTCCTTCTGGAGAAATGTGTTCGATGCTCCGGACAGAGAGGCGACTCTTCGATGCGCTTACGAATCTAATGTCGGTCTCTTCGGGCGATATTTTTTCCAGGTACGCGCTATTGCAGAGGGAAAGGCCATCCAAAATCCGCTTGATTACGTCAGTCCTGAGGAACTGGAATGGGAGCTTGGACCTTATCCGGAACTCAGCGATTGGTGTGCGTCTCATCTGGGAAGACGTGGAGGAAGGTTAGTACCCCAACCCTAACCAACCCCAACCCTAACCCTAACCCCAACCCTAACCAACCCCAACCCTATGTTCCTTTCTTCACGTCCCCTCCCTCGCAAGCTCGGGGGGGCCCACCTTCTATAGTCTTGGCTTGGGGGTGTTGGGCAGGAGCATGATCTCTTGTGCACGGCCCCCCGTCGGGCCACTCGCTTCGCTCAGACAATGGCCCCGACACGGAATGGGGGGCCGTGCCCGCTTTGCTTACTAATTGCTGACTAAGCATGCTGACTTATCATTCTAGACCTCGGTCTCTCATCCTGGTCGGACCGACTAGGACTGGAAAGACGTCATGGGCTCGCTCTTTAGGCGCCCATTTCTATTTTGGGGGCAACTTCGATATGAGTCAGTTGTCATACGATAAGGATGACGTCAATTATGCTGTGTTTGACGATATACATTCACTCAAGTTTTTTCCTCTTTGGAAGTTTTGGATGGGGGCACAAGAGACATTCACTGTTACGGACAAGTATAAGGGAAAGATGTCATTCAATTGGGGAAGACCAATCATCTGGTGCAACAACAAGGACCCGCGGGCGGACCCTGATGCTGACGCCGAATGGATTGATGGGAATTGTATTGTAGTTCACGTGCCTTCGCACATGCCACTCATTAAGTAATCTATTTTTCATGCCAGTACAACGTCGCCTGAGGATTAAATGCTAGTGTGTCAGAGGCTGTAGCACCTGACCCTGCTTGCAGGATATCCACTACGTAAAAATCTCCCATACCGGCCTTTCCAAAAGTGGAATAGGTCGGGTCGAGATCCTGATTTCCTTGCTCGTCATCTCCATAAACAAGATTTTTGTTCATTGCATGCCACATGTTAAAGTGACTAAATTTGCCGAAGTCGTTACCCGAATTGAGAATACGGGTCTTGTCGTATTTGATGGTCACACGACTGGAGTCGACCTTGGCGTCAAAGATATCGTTCCAATCAAGGGTCTGTAGACCCCGGAATATGACGTTCTTAACTGCGCCACCCCAAGGAGTGACGTTTTGGTTTGTAATAAGACGCACCCAACCATTAGGTGTCATCTCTAGGTTGTCCACTGACGTGCCCAAACTATTGAATAGGCCCTTGGCGGTAAAGCATATACGGCGCCATCTCCACGACCTGCCAGAGTTGGCCGAGAAGGTTATTCTTTCTTTCAGCCCACGCATGTAGCATGTGCTAGAGTTACGTGAGGACACGTTGAAATCATTCTCTTTATCGCGCGCTGTTGCACACCACACGGAGAACAATTGCTGTATACCGGTAACGGTATAGGGATTGGGTGATGGGTTCGTGCCATTAGGATCGGCAACGATGGGAATCATGTTATCCTGTTTTTTGACAGAAGCAACATTAAGAATACGGCGGCGTGACATCATACGCCTGGGTCGAAAGGAGCGTCTCCGGTACGTTGTACGACGCACCCGACGAGTGATAGGGCGACGACGAGCGAAAGAACGACGAGTGCGACGACGTGGACGGGATCCATAAGCCATGATGAAAGTGTGATGTAAGGATTAGAAATCAACGGGGATATCGGGGGTATTTATACTTGTCCGGGCGGGGTTAACGGAGCTATCGGGGATAACGGCTCTATATAAGCCTGGCTCCATGGCTCTACGGTTTCTGTATAATATTAAACAGAAACCTCCGGAGTCACGATCACA